CCTGGCGCACGGGGTGGCTCGTCATATAGAGGACGGTGTCTCTCGGTATAACGAAACCATTAACGGCTTAAACTTCGTTGAGGGTACACCCGGTGCTGCCTACCGAGAGATGGTCGATGCCGTCCCCAGGCGCAGTGCCTCTGGCGCGTTCCAGAGCCAGCGCGAGGGTGTGGCGATTGTTACCGACATCGTTGATGGCCTAAACACTGCGGCGAGAGCCTTGGACGACATGTCGGTAAGTGCGGCAGGTCTACATGGCAAGGAGAACGCCCTCAGGGGCGCAAGAGATGCCTTTGACACCGCGTCGGCCAAGCTAATGAACAGACCCCCCCTTCCCGACGGGCAACGGTACGTCACCTGGGGGGAGGGTTCTGGAGTCAAGCGTGCCAACAGGGAAACGAGCGTGCTCGAACCGGGCGCAAGGACTGGTTCCCCCGAGATGCTCAGGGATACGTTCCGCGCCCTATTCGATGCATGGCGGTCCACTGCAGATCATGCCAATGTTGCCACTGAGCTTGTACCCCTTAGAAATGCGCTTAGGGATATCCTCGGAGGTGACGGTACAACCGCTGCCCTGCGAGGAGAAGCCGCGCAATCCGCCCGAAACATCTCCACAGGCACAGCGCAGCTTGACGAGATTGTCGCCCTGCGTGCAGCCGGGGAAGAGCTTAGCGACGTCCAGAACGCCCTGTACGCTCAGAACATGGAGCAAATAGACAACCTCGTGCGTAACAGGGGGTTGACGGGATCGGATATGCCTAACATATTTGGCGAAGAGGCCAGCGCTCGGTTTCGGGTTATGAACGAGATTTACGAGGCTGGTCACAACGCACTGGAGGCCATCAATAAGGATCTGGCCTTCAGGGATATGGGGTTTTCTGGCAGCAACCTCGTTAAGAGGTACGAAGAGGACCTTGTACACTCTCCAGAGATGATCACTAACCCAGAGCAGGTTAGGAATCTTCAGGAGAACCTGGAGTCCCTTGAGCGGGCTATGGACATGGCGGAGGAGTTGGTACCAGGTCTTCGTGTTGCCCCAGACGCAACAAAACAACTTAGCCCGGAAGAGCTGAGTCGCTTCGAGACAATCATGGCGGCCAGGGGTCAGCACCGGCAGTACCTGGGCAAGGAGCAGAGCATCCTCGGAGCCATCGGTAACATGATGGTGGCTCAAACGGCGGGTGGTTTGATTGGCTCTCTTACCCCGTGGCCTGCCGCCGGTTGGTTGATGGGAATGGGAGCTGGTGTTGCGGCTGTGACGTTGCGGCAAATGGACCAAAGCCCCGGCACCTTTCTGCTGTACCAAGCCAAAATTAGGGAGCGCATAGCCGAGTACGGTAGGGGGCTTGAGAGGGGCGGCAACGAGATACGCCAGGCGCTAACAACCGGCTCGCGGCTGAGAGAGCGGGTGGATCGGTACGGAAGAATTCCAGGGCGTGCGCTCGGATTCCGCATTCTTACGCCAGATATCCCAAGGGAGGAGCGCATTGAGGAGTATAATGTTCTCCGAGAACGCCTTGTCAACCTGTACAATGACCCGGTCATGATGGCTGAAGAATTAGAGATGTCGTTTGCTCCCATGGAGCGCGTGAACCCAAATGTGGCGGCAGCTATGAGATCTACCGTTATACAGGGTGCCTACTACTTGGCATCGAATATGCCTCCTCCAGAGTATGACCCCCTAGTAGCTGGTCGCGTAGCCGTGCAGCCAAACATGGCGGAGATAGATTCTTTTGTAGCGAGGTTCAGGGCCATACAGGACCCCCTCTCGATCATGACAGATCTGGCCCGTGGGCAGCTGCGGCACGAGTCGGCAGAGGCAGTACGCATGGTGTATCCCAACGTAATGGCCGACATTACGGCCACCGTGGGCATGGTTGTCGAAGAAATGGGCGACGATGTACGGAATATTCCCTACCAAATGCGTGTAAACATGGACCTTTTGATTGGATCGCCTACCGATACCACTCTTAAGGGTGGGTTTATTGAAGCTATGCAAAGTCGTTTTGCACAAACCCCACAACAATCTCAAGCACAAGGAATGTCGCGGGCTAGGCCCCGCTCCATACGAATAGCGTCCTCGTACCTCACTGAGGGGCAGGCGTTGGGACAGAGGAATTAACATGAGTAGTATTGAAGTAGCTGCAGCTGCCGTAACGCCTCCAGGCAAGGTGTACGTTCGTCCGACCACAAACGCTGTGGGCGGTGAAGTGCTGACCCTATCAACTGAAGATTGGGATGGGGCCTGGATAAGTATAACGGCGGAAGTGGACGATGTTTTTGTCAAGTTCGCGACAACTGCAGCGGGGGCAGTGCCTAACGCTACAAGCGTAAGCGCACTGGCTGTACCGGTTGCTCCTGCCACGGAAGGTACCTGGCTCATCCCAGCGGGCACCACAAAGGAATTCCTCCTGAGGAACTTTGTGAAGCTTACAGGGGAAGGGATCTTCCTGGGGCACATATCTAACGCTGCTGCAGGGTTTGTCCGCTTCTACCGAAGCAGTGGTCCGAGAGACTTGTGAAACGTCGGCCGGGTAGTAATAGGCGGGGGGTCCGCCTTCCCACTTCTGCACCTGCTGCGGGCGGTGGTGGCGGGGGTGTTGTACAGAGCGGCCTGGTGTTTAACCTGGACGCAAGCGATCCGTCGTCCTACCCAGGAACAGGCCTTACTTGGACAGACACCATAAGAGGCGATGCCGTGACATTCTCTCTTGCTCCCGGGTATAGGTCGGACCCTGGGTTCCTTAGCTTTGTAGGCTCAAACCACGCATCCGGCACGCTGACTACATCCATACCTATTACGCAGGGTGCTATCGAAGTATGGTTTAGGTGGAAGACAACTACCGGAGGTAGTACCGGAACACTTTTGACCACCGGGAATAACTGGTATCACCTAGGAAAGGCGTCCGCCTCGGAAGCTTTTGAGTTCTTTAACGACGCACCAGCTGGCTTTGACTACCTGGCGATGGACTACATAAATCCGTCCACAACTCTACTAAAGGACGGCGAGTGGCACCAGCTAGTGGTCGTTGTTGATGGCAACGGAAACAGCGGATCCCCCGCGGGGAACAACGCTATTTACTTGGACGGGAACGTAATCGCATCGGCTGGCGGAGGTCCCTCGGGACTCTTTTTCCGCCACGGAAGCACGGCGTCCGACACGCTGTGGAACGCGGCGAGCATCGCCCTAGGTCGCCTTGGGGCCGCTCCTCTCACCCATGTTTTTGACGGCGACATGGCCATTGTCAGAATGTACGACCGTCCCGGAGGTACGTTTTCCGCTGCTGAGGTAGCACAAAACTACGCGGCAGACTCCACAAAGTTCCAAACGTTCCGGCCCGACAGTATTAGTAGCCTTACCCTGTGGCTTGACCCGGACGACTCGGACACCGTCACCACGAGTGGTGGCGCGGTTACGGTTGTTAAAGATAAGGCGTTTACGATCGCGCAAGCCGGTGCCTCATCGGCTGCTGGGCCTGTGTTAACGTCCGTGGGCGGCAGAGACTGGTTGGATTTTGCCGGTGGTGGCAAGTATATGGACATACTGGATGCCGGTGCTGGTAACGTGACTTTGGGTGACCTAGCCTCACAGACGGACTACGAGTTTCATGTTGTCATGCGACCGTCTGCTGCGGTAGGGACGAACGCCCACGCCTACTTGAATGATCATACATTTGGAGGGTACAACGGTTACTGGGGAGTGTCCACTGAGTATGCCGCTCCTACAAACGTTATAGTAACCCCCCATGAATGGTCTGGTGTTGCGGCAGGTATTGTTTCGACTGTAACGGCAGGCTCTAACCATGTGTTCGGGGCTTCGCAGAACTCGGGAACATTCACCTCGTACAAAGACGGGTTGGCAGCGGGCACGCAGGGGGGTGTTTCCGGCCCAACGCACGTCCATTTCGGGATGTCTATGGGCGGAGGCTACTACGCAAGAAGCGCTGGCACCGGAAAGTTCTACACCGGGATGATCGGGGAGGTTCTTGTTTTCGCGGGGAAGCTGTCCCTTGCTGAACGGAGCGATCTTTATACCTACCTGCAAGCTAAGTGGGGCACCCCGTGACACGCTACGAAGAGCTTCTACTGCACGTTGTCGAGGACACAGCGGGAGAGGTCAAGGAGCTTCGTCGCGACGTGCAGCAGCTACAGGTGGAACTTACCAAGCTCAAGATTAAGGCGAGCCTTTGGGGCGCAGCTGCGGGAGCTATCCCGCTAATGGTTGCCGCCGTGATATCGCTCTTATAGGAGATGTTAAAAACGAAAGGCAGGTAGGTGTGAAAAAGATCGTTGCGCTAGTCATGGCGCTCATGACCGGGTGTGTAGGGTGTTCTGTTTTTCAGATGCCGCTACGTCCACTCTCGACTGAGGAGATTAGCGAGCGGTTTGAGCTTGCCCTAAACGGGGCCGTAGCCCTTATAAGGGATGACGGGCAGGCTTTCTGTTCCGGCTCCTGGATAAGCGACACCGAGGTACTTACAGCCCGTCACTGCGTTGACGAGGGGGAGCAGTATCGTGTAGGTGCTTACTGGGACTACGACTACACCACTAATACCTGGCGTAATACATATGCCTTTGAACTTGACCGAGTTTCAGAAACTGACGACGTGGCTATCCTCAGGCAAATGGAGCCTGTGGAGCATGTTCCGCACACAAACCTTTCGCTTCTTGATAGGCGTCCTTTTGTTGGCGAGCGCGTATTTGCTATTGGAGCGCCGATGGGGTTTGGGTACTTTCATTCAGAGGGGCGCGTCATCGCCCCTCTGCGTATCGGAGCCATTGGTCCCCAGGATCGCTGGACCCAGCACTCCGCCACCACCCATCCAGGAATGTCGGGTGGACCTGTCCTCACCGAGGACGGTCAGATAATGTGTGTCACAAGTTTTATTATATGGGGTAAACCTACACTGGCAGGCTGCGTCCACATAGAGGCTGTCCACGAGCTGGTGGACTGACCAGGAGCACTAGAACATGGAATGGATAAACGAAAACTGGGGATCTATTATCTCCGTAACTATTGGTATTTTGTCGGTCGCTAGTGTGATCACAAAGATGACCCCCTCACCGAAGGACGACGCAGTGGTAGCTAAGCTACTCGCTTGGGTATCTTTCCTTCAGCCACGAGGGGCCGGAACCCTCAAGTTGCCCCTCACCACACCTCGCGAGAGCACCTCCTCCGACGGCGGGTCAGGCCCGTTCAGCAACCTTGACCGATAGTGGACTCCCTCCTCGCGCAAAGGTACACGCCGTCACTAGGCGTGAGGACAAAGTCGTATGCCCCAAGGGCGACTGTGTCAGGTGTCGTGATCCACACAACGGGTGGAGGCGTGACCCGAAGATGGAAGAGGCAGGGGTCCCGGTTCAAAGAGCCCTCTCCATTCGATACGGCAGTCCGAATATATACCCGCATAATGAAGCCCAGCGGCCATTACGTTGTGGGTCAGGGCGGCGAGGTTGTGCAGCTTGTGCCGGAGCACCTTGCAGCGTGGCATGTGGGTTCACGGAAAGCTATACGCTATCGACGTAACTGGATGCGGCCCAGGTATCAGTGGTGGGCCGACAGGTGGAGGGGCTACGATAGCCCCCTGGAGATAGCAGATGGAGAGCTTTGGAAGCCCTACCACGAGGATGCGCCTGTGCATTGGGCCACCCGGTGGAGGTCCCGTCATGGTTCGTGTAATGCGAACACTATCGGGATCGAGGTAGTTCCCCCCATTGATGGTCCCCGACTTTCATGGTCAGATTCTTGTTGGCAATCGCTAACACAGCTGACGGTAGACATCTGCTACAGAAGCTCACTTCCAGTAGAACGCGGACGTATCGTGAGCCACTCGGATGTGGATCCGATTTCCCGCACCACTCGCAGTGGACGTCCCTGGGACCCTTGGGCGGGCCAATTTTCGTGGGAAAAGTTTCTCGAAAGATTGACTCCACACCATAGTGCAGAAGGCTAGCCCAAGAGTTCAACATGCCCCAAGTCCTCGAAATGACTCTTAAATTGCTCTCGTCGGTCGCCAAAGTACACAAGAGCGGATGGGAATGGTGCGCCGCTAGCAGCGCCCCTGAACTTTAATCTGCCCTTTATGTAGCATATGGCGTCTGCGTGTGCTATAATCCCATGGTGCCAGTGTACCGTGTCGGTTCTGGCTGGGACCAGAAGCAGGATCTCTGTGCCCATCTCCTTCTCATAGAGAAAGGGACGCTTGACGTACTCGCTTACGCACTTCTCAATCCAGAACTTCTGCTCTTTGCCGTAGGGTGGGTTGACGTACACGAGCCCCCCACGGCACATCTCCCAGTCCTGGGTTAGGCCGTCGTCTGCCTCGATGAAGAAGTCGTCCGCCCCCACCGGGTTGTCAATGGACGTACACGGGTCTAGCCTGATGGGCCGGTAGGAATTCACAAGGTCTAGTACGCGATCTGGCGTCTGCCAATCCTGTCTTTCGCTCTTAAAATGTACCTGCATTATACCTTCCTCACAAACAGCGGCTCCGAGCAGCTTGGCATAAACTCGCAGGCCGCCTCTAAGGCCTTCTCTACTATGCCTGCATGGTTGCGCCTACCCTGACGATTCATGAGCGTGTGCATTGCGCCGAGGGCGACCTCGGCACCCTCTCCCATGGCCACATAGGGACGTCTATCCTCGCTCACGGCGTTCTCATCGACGAGAAGAATGCGCCCCCGGATACCCACCATAACGTTGAAGCAGGGCTCGCTTATAGACGCCTTAGTCATGGCCTCCTTCAGCCTAGGTAGGATCGTGTGGTAGGCCCATCTGTCTAGCTCAACGGACTCGACTATGCCACCGCCGGAGCGGGCATTCACGACGCTGCCGGGGAGCTTAGCTCCGTGCCTGATGGCGTTGCAGGCGTCGAGGTTGCCGCATACGCCGTACAGCACTGTGCCCACGGTGAACACCTTGCTGCCAGTGAGGTAGGTGACGCCGCCCGTCATGGCAGAATCGCTCCCCATCCACACCGTGCTGCCGTCTGTGACCGCTGCTATAACGCTCACATGTGCTCCGCATGTTCACGGGCCATGTTCTTCGCGTCGTCCAGGAAGCGCGAGTGTCCCAAGACTTCGGTCCTGGCTACCCTGCCGGGATACCTGTTAGTGTCGAAGCTCTCGTACAGAACCTCATAGTCCCACCGGACAATCTTGCCCTCCTTACGCACTGCAAAGTTTTTGGAGATCTCGTACGGCCCTGAGGTGTAAACCATTATGGGCTTGCCCTCCAGATCCTCCACGCTTGTTCGTGTAAACTTCATAACTATTTTCCGTATACCTTTCCGTTATAGGCGAAGCGCCCTTTCTCATCCATTATGACAAGGTGTGGCGTAAAGTCAAGGCAGTCTCTCAACCTTTTTCGCCCGTAAAACTCCAAAATAGTGAAGCCTCGCTGCCAATCTGGAGATATATTGTAGTCGTGGTCCCCAGAAAGATGGGGATTAGCAATCGCTACCACGGTCTTTCCGAGGCTCGTGCGCCCCATCAGCTGCGCCCGGTGGTGGTGTCCCACTACCGTGGAGATGGTCGGGAACTTGTTCAGATGCGCGGAAGCCACGTTCTTTATTCCCCAGCCACCGGCCTGCTTATGCCCGTGCCTCACTAGAACGGCACGCTTCCCGACGTACACGCCCGGACAGGTAGCCGTCTCCTGCACCCATCGGATGCTCGGAGATAGGCCTTGGGAGTACATCTGCTCTTTGAGCGTCATGCCGGATGCACCCTTGAGTGCCTGAGCCTTGGAGCCGAAGATGGCCTTCTCCCACCGCTCCCCATGATTTCCGGGGACGTAGATGAGCTTACCGCACTCCCGGTTCAGAGAGTTAAGCTCGCCCACGGCTATCTTTATCTGGTCTACAGCAAAGACTGGGTCGTGCGCTGATTGTTCGTAACGGCTAAGCATCCCAAGGTCCACGATGTCGCCGTTGGCGATGGTAAGGGCGGGACGGTGCTCCTTATGCCAGGACCTGAAGGCGGCCCAGGCCCCCTCGTGCTCATTATCAAAATGAACATCACTAAACACGCAAACGAGATGTGTATCACTTCCCATATATCCTCTCAACCATCTTCATAAAATCTTCTAGGTACAGCGCCACCACGGCCCTCTCCCTGTCGTTTCTGCATATTGCAAGCGGGGGGCGCAGGTCGCGTCTTGTGGTACCTCCCTCGCTTACCTCGTATACCCCTGCCTCCGCCTGGCGTAGGGCTCCCAGTATGTTGCACCTCTTCATTCTCTTGCACTCGATATACCAAGGTGTACCCTCGACATCCGGCGCTTCTGCAGTTCCTCCGCGAGTCTGGAACCCGCGCTTAGCCTGGGGGAAGTACGTCTTAAAAAGACGTGCCATCTCACGCTCGAAAGCGTGCCCCTTGTTTCTGGACATCTTACCTCCCATACGGATAAGTCGCCAGAAGTACGAGTAAAAACATGGAAGCTAATCCAATCAAAACTATTTCATCTACGGTAGACATGGGTTCCTTATCAGTGTGTGGAGTGACCCGTGTATGGACGTGTAGATGTCCAGCCACTGGCCGCACAGGTCGAAGTCTTCTCGGTGTGTGGTCGGCGTTATGAATGCCAACACCTCCCCTCCCGTCGAGGCGGCGCACATGCTCTCCTCTGTGTTCCTTGGAGCAGAGTATGACTGCCCCTCCTCGTCTGTGAGGAGGATGATTATTCGTACTGCGCCGGAGCGCCAGGCGAGCGGGAGCGACCCGTCTAGCAGATCTGCAACCACATCGTAGGATGGCTCGGCCCCGCCTGAGTTCGCCCTGAGCGAGGAGATGACGGGCTCGAAGTCGTCGTAGGACACGAAGTCCGACCTTACGTCGCCGCCCGAGATTGACCCGTAGGCGGGAAAGGTCACGAGGGAGAATCGAAATTCCATTCTTCCCCGGTACACTTCCGCAAACCGGGCCAGCTCCTCGCGTAGCCCCAGGATGCTCCCTGACATGCTGCCCGAAGTGTCCACCACGAAAACCGTGTCGTAGATGTAGGTGCTGAGCGGCTCGCATACGCCATCGATTAATGTACCGTCTACGCAACCGTCGCAGTTGTTGTCGATGCCATCGCAAGCGAACCACCCGACCTCATCGACCGGCTGAACGCCGCCCATGCAAGCCGAAAATCTTCCGTCTATACAAACTCTGACGCCTCTTCGACAGGGTGGCAGCGGCTCCGGGCCACTGGGGCACCATAGGCTTAGCGGCGAACCACTTCCCTCGTCCAAGCGCCCATCGCAGTCGTTGTCGTAACCATCGCATATCTCTACCTCACATTCCGTTGGTGAGCAATGTGCTCTTATACATGAGTACCCGCTGGGGCACTGGTCGTCAAACTCACAGTTATCCCCGCTTGTGTCTGAAACGTAGCAGCGACCGTGCCTGCACTCAGTGGGGTCGGCGCACGGTGGGTCAAACCCACACCGGCACTCGCCTCCTATTACTCGGTCTGAGGTGTTGTTGGGGCACACTACGGCGTCTGGCGCTATGGAGTCCGGTATGTCTGTGTCTATTTCGGATGGACCTGAACATCCCACCACTAACATCAAAATCAAGCATCTACTCATCCCACATCTCCTCTCTCAAAATGCCGGCCTCATCCCTATTATACACGAAACGAATGTTTTCGCCACCAAAAGTTGACTTTGCCACTCGACAGTAGACCTTGTCTACGTTTTCTGGTGACCTATTGCCTAGAATAATAAGTCGCGCTTCGTTCTCTATGTCACCGGATTCCTTGAGCCAGTATATCTGAGGCTCCCTCGTTGGGTCCTGCCGCGAGAACTGGCTGATCACCATCCCCGCACAGTTGTTCTGTGCGCAAGCGTACTGGAACTGTGTGTAAACGTTCGACACCTCGTTGCGTCTGTCGTCTGAACCACCTCGCACCTTTTGCAGGTAGTCCAGCCATATCAGCCTACAACCAGCCTCGGCTAGGCTGTCCACGCACTCAAGTATGGCCTTCATAGGTGCCCCCACAGCGTAGGTGGCGAAGACAGACACCTGCTCCAGAGTAACCAGGCCGCGCTCGATTGCCTTCTTATCAGAGGCTGTCAACTCCTTCGTGCGTAGCTTCCGACTGTTCACCCCCGACGCCCAGGCAAGTGCCCGCGAGCCGAGCACATCCGGGGTGTCCTCGCAGCTGATGATGCCCACCGTGGCTGGCGAAGCCAGCGCAGCTGTGAGCATTAGGCTGCTTTTGCCGACCCCAGTTGCCATACCCAGTACGCCACAAGACCCAGGGAAAAGTCCCCCGATCGCCCTGTCCACCTCTGGTATGCCTAGGGGTATGAGGTCTGGCACCCCATCCCTGAACGTGCTAAACCTGTCAACCGCTGCGCTCGCGCTCGACCCCATGCTCCAAACTTCTGAACTCATCGTCGTCCTTTCTGCTGTCTGTGGCAAAATCGATTGCCTCCTCCAGTCTAGCAGCGGCTCTACGCATGTCAAGCACAGAAGTTCTGATGGACGCCCGGACACCTCGCAGGTTCCATCCATCAGTGTTTATCTTTGAGATTTTCCTTGCAAGCCTCTCTATGTCGGCTATACTCTTTTTAAGAAAGCATTTTAATTCTTCGTTTGACATAAGATTAAACCATGATACAATTAACGAAGCAAGAAGGTATTACTTTTCCTTGACGCAGCGTCGGTCTGTGCTAGGATAGGTGCATGAAAGGAAACGTAGAATGGACAAGCCTTACGAACTAGTGTGTCACGACGATGATCCGCTATGGTTGTCGCACCGATTCAACCACATAACGGCAAGCGAAAGCTCAGCGATTATGGGTAGATGCCCATGGTCCGACAGGGACGACGTCATCCGTAGAAAGATTTCTCGGTCAGACGACTTCACGCCCACCAGAAACATGTGGTGGGGGTCCGAGCTTGAGAGCTTCAACATGAAGATGTTCACTAAAATTACTGGTATAAGGACGCGCAGCTGTAACGCTTTCGTCAAGTCTACGGTGACTCCGCTGCTTGCGGCGACCATCGATGGCTTCGCGCTGCGTCCTCAGAAGGATTACGACACCGTGGACGGCGCACTGAAAGTGAACTGGGCTGACCCCATGAGGGACTCTCTAAGATGCCGCTCTCCTCTTGGGCTTATCGAGATGAAGAACACCGAGGCATGGTGGGGAAAGAAGTGGCACATCGCGCCACCTGAACATTATGTGATACAGCTGCAACACCAGTTGTACGTTTTAGGGCTTGACTGGGGGATACTCTGCGCTAAGATAGGAGCAGGGGATATGGTTGCTTACTTGATTGACAGCGACCCCTTCCTTCATGACGAGATAGTAGCTGACGCTGTTAGCGTCTGGAATGAGGTTAAGGTTGGAAGAAGAGAGCTTGAAGAATACCTCGGATAGTGGTGTCCACGCCCTAGCGATAGGCTTGAACACACTTCTCGCGCTTGAGATGCGTCGGGCGGGGAAGAACAACGATGAGGACGGCTACTCTGCCTGCCTCGCGAGTATGGTACATATAGTCCGAATCTTCATGGGTGAAGAGGAGGCCGAAAAGATGGTCAACGTTTACACAAACGGGGCCATGGCAGAACTGGATCGCGAGGACACTGCGGTCCCCGTAAAGGAAGAAACTGATGAGCAAGACTAAGGAAGAGGAGAAGCCTCAGAGCCTCGCCTCCAAACTGGCAGAAGTTGCGAAGGAGGTAGCGTACGTCCAAAAGGATTCCGTTAACTCCTTCCAGAACTACAAGTACGCCTCTGCTGAGGCAGTGCTGTCGAAGGTGAATGAGGCGTTGACTTCTCGTGGCATTGCGATAAGCTCAGGTGCGGAGTTAGTGAACTATCACCAGGGTGGCCCCAAGGAGGCCTCCAACGCCATCGTGTGCATTACCTTGCGGTTTGTGGACGGCGGGAGCGGCGAGGTGATAGCAGTTCAGGGGCTCGGCCAGGGCGCTGACAAGTCGGACAAGGCTGTCATGAAAGCCAATACTGCAGCACTGAAGTATTGCTACGCCAACGCATTTACAATCAGCTGGGGGGATGACCCAGAGGTCCCGAATGACCTAGACAAAACTAGCGCAAAACCTAAGAAGAGAATTGCTAGCAGCAAGGCATCACCGGGCTCGTCAAAGGGTTTCAAGACTGTGTTCACGCGGGCCCAGCTTGAAAAAGAAATCTCCACAGCTGAGATTTTGCTTGACTTGGAAAAGGTTAAGGGTAAGATAGTAACAATGAGGGGCACAGATAACTACGCCCCTTTGGTAGAAATGTATAAGTCACGAATGAATGAGATTGGAGGGCCAAATGGCCAATAAACCACCTGCGTTTCGCATCGTAGCAGTAAGCAAGGACCCAGAGCGCCGGGGTGGACCCGGATTAGAGTGCGGGACCATCTGGCACGGCAAGTTCGAGGGCAGCTACAACCTAGCGCCAGTTACGGAGTCGTCAGACGGACCACATCCGAAGATGTCACTAACGGAAGCCATTAACTCAGGAGAATACTTTTTGAACGTTTGGCCGGTTAAGTCTCAGCCGGCCTTCGATGACGACTTTTAGTCCTTTCGCTCGTCATTGGTCTGTCCTGGGCATGACACGAAAAGGCCTTTATGGGGGTGATGGGCTTGCCCCGAGCAGGATGGTTCCTCCATTCCATCCTGCCGGGATACCCCGGTTCGACTCCGGGCACCTCCACCCAGCGGGGCGGCGCTGTTTATCAACAACTAACTACAGACATACTGAACTATTGTTCAGGGCACAACAATCCACGGGGTCCGCTCGCCCCATCCCCTAGAGATGAGACATGTCAAAAGCAATAAAAGGATTACAGAACTTCCCCACCTTCCGGCGTAAGGTGCTGGCTCGCCTCAGGCAGGGCGCACACGAGTATGGCGACAAGAGCTTCTCGTGGGACCACCTGTCCTTGCTGGACGAGATAAAGCAGGAGCTTCTCGACGTGTGCGGCTGGTCCTACATCTTGTATGAGCGGTTGTCCCGCATCGAAACGCATATGAGCAGGTCACTCTTCCCCGAGGAGGGAGAGGAAAGCGATGCTGAAGGATCAGATTAGCCCAGAGTGGCTCAACGCTATACACGACTACTTCGAGTCGTCTGGTCCGCCGTCAGGCTGGTACGTCTACCGAGAGGGTAGCGAGGAATCCGGTGAGTGGGGCATCAGTGCTCCAACCCTTGACGACGACAAAAAGCTTTTTATCTGCGACTCCTTCGACGAGGCGAGAGTCATACTTGCGGCCTTCGTGTTC